TCAGCCGACAACATTACTTTCTCTGCTCGACGACTTTTGATAGGTGGCGTAGAAGTTGGTCAAAATGCTGCAGGTACACAGAAGTGGAAGGGCGGTCCTACTGTCGTTGGTGAAAAAGGTCCAGAACTAGTTAAATCTGGCGGGCAGGTAAAGGTAGTTGGACTCGGTGGACCAGAACTTTCAAATGTTCCACAAGGTGCTCAGATTATTCCAAATAAAGATGTAGAGCCGGCTATCAAGGATATTCAAGCAGGAATAGCGGTTGCTCCACGTGGAGGAGTATTTGCTGGAGAAAAATTAACTCAGTTGCCGAGTGTATCTCCATATGGAGAAAAAAGCTCAGGAAAAAATTTAACTGGGGTAGCTGGAGGTATTGGAAAGGCTTCAGTGTATGGAACCTATGGTCCATACAAGGATGCTGCTGATGAACCAGGAAGTGCTACACTAGGTGGTAGAATCGGAATGAGTGGTAAATTTCCAGAGCAGCATCAGGGAATTGCGCTCGGAGATAAAAGCACACTTGGCAAGATGTTCAATGTAACGATGCCTAGTGGTAGCAGTGCTAGATTAATGCATACTGATATGGGTCCGAATATCAGATTAGGAAAACTAGTTGATGTTCATGCAGTTGGTGCTATGAAATTAGGATATGATGATCCAAAGAAATTTCCTACTGGTGGAGTTGCAAAGGTTGAACCCGTAGAACCAATGTCATCGGATTATGATGAACTCAGAAAAGATCCTCAGGTATTTCGTGCTATGAAAAGAGCAGGATATATTCCACAATTCGATGAACCAAAGGGTGAAGGAGCATTACAGCAGGCTGCTAGAGGATCAGAACTAGAAACACCTAGATCTACAATTCCTTCTACTTCAACTCAAGATGCCAATTTAATTCAAAATGATATTCTTAGAAAAGATTATCTATCGACAGTTAAAGTTGGAGATGCTTCACCAGCTACTATGAAACCTTTTGAACAACCATCTATGTATACAAAGAATTTATATTTTAATGCTGAGCCGGAAGCTACTCCCCAACTTGCTTCTACTGCAAATGATCCGTATCCAGCACCGACTGCTAGCGCTTCTGAAAAAGAAACACAGACGGCGGAATCAAATACTTCAAGAGATTTATCCGCACTAGCAGATGATACCTATCCCGGGAGAATGAATTAATGGCTATAGGAAGAATGATCGGAAGTGCTGCAAAATGGTATGGCAGAACTGCATCACGAGGTGCTGGCATACATTATAGGCATCCGTTTACTAAAAGAAATATACCCCATCAAAGAGGAAGTGGACAATCAGATCAACATTCTGAGGATGAACTTGGCGAACTCATTTCATCCGCACAACGAATTGACCAGAGTATTCAGCAGAACAATCAACTGCTTGCACAGATAATTGATCTTCAGCAACAAAGTAAAACTGCTGGTGGCACAGCTGGCGCCGGCGCAGGTATTGGTGCTGGTATTGGCAGTATTGCTTCTGGTGTTGGTAGTACTCTTGGTGGTGCTGCCGCTGGTGCTGGTGCCCGTGCAGCTTTAACTACACTCGGTGGTATTTTAAAGAGAGTTTTTCCAGGAGCTGCTTTTGTTGGAGCAATTCTTGGTGCTGCTGAATTGTCAAATAAAGTTTTAGATAGTCATGGTATTGCTAATAAAAAAGGCGCAACCATAGAAGAACGAAAAGCGCGTGCTAAGAGAAGACAGCGTCAATATGACACTGGACTTGATCCTCTTTCCGAAGCTGCCGGTGCTGGTGATCTTGATGCATTAATGGAACAGCAGAAAAAAGACCAAGATCAAAAGAAGAGAGAAGAAGCAGATAAAAAATATAAAGATTTAACTTCAGGATCTATTGGTTGGAAAAGAAAGCAGGAAGAAGAACAAAGAAATAGAAGTCTTGGACCACAATCATATAATGAACTTGAAGGTTCACTTCATTCTAATAAATTAGCATCGGGTATTGCTCCTGTTTCTTTTGGTGGATTCCAATCTAGTGGATTCCAATCTAGCGGTTCTAATCAAAGCGGTAGTAAAAAATCTGTAAAAATAACAGCCCGTGAAATGATTTTCAAAGCGGATACTATCAACTTTGATATTGGACAAAAGGGTAGTGGCGGATTCGAGAGTCGTGGATCTGGATCTGGATTTCAAAATGTATCCCTTGGCGGCGGTGGGGGCGGCGGTAGCGGTGGTTTTGGTGGTACGGGAGGAAGATCGGGTAGTAGTAAATCTACCAGTTTATCTGGCGTAAATCTAGGCACAATGTTGCCAGGTTCATTGTCCGGATCATCACCAGGCGCCATGGGTTCATTGGGTTCAATCGGTAGTAACATTGAACCAGGGGTATCTGGTGCTGCTGGTGCTAGCCGACCTGGTAGAACAGGTGGCGGTGGCGGCGGAGGTAGCGGAAGTGGTAGTGGAAGTAGTACTACTACTGAAGCACCAAGATTTAGTCCTCCAACTGATAGATTCAGTACAACCCAAACTGGTCCTAATGTAGACATCCAAAAATTCACTCCAATGCCTTCTACTGCTAAAGGAGGAGATGGTAGTTCTAGATCTCAAGCTCTCGCAGAAGAGCGTGCTCAACTCATGGATCATCTGGATAAAAATCCAGCATTGAAAGAAAAATTCTTTGCTATTGCATCGAATGAACAGGGTAAAAATCCTCAGGGCATTCAGGCAGTAATGGAAGAAACTCTTAATCGTGCTATTGTTCGTGGAGGTGGTGTAGAAGGAGGTCTCAAGAGACTTGAACGAGAAATTAGATTTACTTCTGAAGAAGGTGGTTATTATGCCGACTCTAAGGGAAGTCGTGCACGCGCAGAAGCATATGTTAAAGATCCAAAGAATTTAAAGCCTTTTGAAGACGCTTATGAAAAAGTTCGTGGTGGTTCTAATGTTTCAAAAGATGCATATGGTAATGCGAGTGGTACTTTAGCTGAGTCCAGAATAGCAGGTTCTGGTCCTGGTGGTATTAAAGCAATCCCAACCGAATCAATAAACGGTGAAACATTCTTTAAACCAAACAGTGATGAACCATTATATCAAAAAAGATATGATGAACGACTAGAAAGACTCGATAAGCGATCTCAAGAAATAGCTGCTGCTAGAGAAAAAGATGGTGGAAAAACTGCTGGAGGAATTGCAGATGCTAAAGTAGTTGCTAATAAAGATCCTAATTTGGGTGGAATGTTTTCTCCAGATGCAACTAAACTCACTGGTCCAACGGTCGCGGCGACAGGTGCAATCGAAGGTGAAAGACAAGGAAATAAACAAGGCACTGTTACTGTTGCAGGCAGTGATAAAACATTTGCTTGGGGATCCGGTGCACCTGGCGTTTATGGTCTTTCAGCAGGAAGTTATAACCTGAATGTACCGCCTGCTCAGTTAGGAACGGGTCCAAGCTGGGGTGATGTAGGACCTATAGGTCAAAATTATCCTGCATCAATGGGTGGTCCTGCACTAGCAACTGTCAATGAACCGGGCGGATCATCTGGAAAAGTTCAAAGCCATGGCGGTATTCAAATTCATGGTAGCTCTAGTAGTGACATTGACCGTTTATATACTCAGGGATGTTTTGCCGTTTCAAAGAAAGATTTTCCAGAATTTAAAGAAGCATTGCTTGCAGCAGCAAAAAAACACGGTTCTTTGACTCTTGAAATTGGTAAGGACAATGTAGCTAGAATTGGTGGTGCTAGAGTTGATGCGCCAGTTACTCTTGCTAGAATAACACAGAATCAAAATCCAGTTACTGGTGCTATGCTATCGCCAAATGCTATAACCGATGGTAATGCATCACAACCACAGTTAGCTAGCGCTGGTAACGCAACAATTCCTAGTCAGAGTCCGCTTGTTCCAACTACAACTTCTGCTGCAAAACCTGCTGATATAAAACCTGCTGCTAAAGGCAATTTAGGATTTGAGCCTGGTGCTGATAAGTATTCTCCGATAGGCTTTAATAAACGCGGTGAACCGATTTTTGCTGATGATGCTAAACCGGCTATTAAACCAGATGTTAAACCGGATGCTACAAAGATAGTTTCTCCGGATGAAGCAAATCCTCTGGATGATGCAGAATGGCCGCATGGACCAAGAAATGCTCCTACTGACCTTGCTAAACCTGGTGATGATGCAAGTCCAGAAGTTAAGGCTTCATATGAAAGATTAAAAGCACTGCAAAATAAGCCTGTCGATGCTGCAGCCGAACCAGTACCTCCTGTACCGGATTCTGGTGCGCAAAATGCTTCTGTGCCTGCATCTAATCAAAGTAATGGTGCGGGAGCTGGCAGCAGTTCAAAATCATCGGAAGCACCGATGCCATCACCTGAAACGCCTAAGAGCAGTCCAACAACTAAGAGTGATACTAAATTAGAAACAACTGAATAAAAAAAGGCGGGACAATCTTTCAATTGCCCCGCTAGTTTCAGTTTCTAAACTTAGTCGTTTTCAGCAAGTGCCTTGAATAGTGATTTCGTATCACCATCGTCGTCATCAATATCATCATCGAGAGGTTCATGTATCTTAGTCTTCGCCGGCGCAGTACGTCGACGAGGAGCTTCTTCTTCATCCTGAGGCTTAGACCCAGTTACTTCCTCAGCACCTTCCATAACACGGGTGAGTTTCGCCTTCAATTCCGTATATGATTTGAAGTTTGACTCGGCCAGAATTGGAGCAAGTGCATATTCTGAATTCCAAATCCGTTCAATCTCTGCATCATTTGCCTTACCCTTGCTATCAACAATAACTGGAGTAGGAGCAGCAAATGCTGACTTGTCATAGTTGCGGTATCCTGCAACCTTGCCAATGTTCAGATTGAAATTTGCACCATCCCAAAGATCAAAAGGATTCAGTGCAACTTCATTATCAAACTCGGGATGCATTGCTGCATTGAGTTTTTCAAAAATCTTCGCACCAAACTTATAAAGGAAAACCTTTCCATTATTTGATGGATCGCCAGAAGTATCCTTGACTACGTAGATATTTGCAATGTAATGAAGTCGGCGCTTAGAACCAGGACGATCATTTCCTTCACCAGAAACAATCTTACGTCCTTCAGAATTTTCACCCTGATTCCAGAGTTTACGGTTCATTTCAGAAACCGGATCTTCCTTATTAAGGGAAGTCAGGGAATTTTCAATGTACCAAAGACCAGATGGACCTTTGAAACCATGATCCCAATAACGTACAAAGGGAAGATCCTCATCGACAGGTGCAGGAAGGAAACGGATCACGGCAGAACCGCGGCCGGTCTTATCAACAGTCGGGGACCAAAAGCGTTCATCACCCTTTTTGGCTTCACCGCCTGTAGAAAGTTTTTCGATTTGGGAGGTTAATTTAGCAATCTCGGCAGCGCGAGAGTTCTTCATCTTAAGAAAGTCGCTCATGTGTGGTATCCTTTGTGTGGTAGTTTATATATGATTGATTATTCACTTATGCATAATGTTAGTCTATTTATGCATCCGTTTTAGTTTCGGAAAACTTTTCTAAAATTATTTTCTTGAATGTTTTTTTCTCGTATATAAGAAATGGAAGATAACAGCGGATTTTAAGTTCAGAAGCTTTCCACAGTGGATCATCCATTTTAGTATTCCATCTTTTTAGTCCACCTGTCATATCGAGTAAGATGGAAATTGTCTCGATACAAATTTTATTTCCGAGAAATAATCGGAAAAGATGTGGATGTGTATTAGGAGGTATTGCAAAGTTGGCATCAAAATCCGGCAACAGATGGATAATATCACCCTTAAAAATATATGTCAATGATTGTTGGCGTTTTTTCCATTGAGTATATACCTCATCCTTTTCTTTTGAACCGATCCAAAATTTATCTTCATAAAGGAAGTTTGCCAAAAGAATATCTTTGACTACTTTACTCTTTGACAATTTTTCAAAGATATATTTGTCGGGACGTTTTTCGTAAGAATTATAGTTTGCTTTTATTTTACCACCGTATTTGTGATAATCATAGTTTCCTGCAAAATGATTTTTGAGGGCAATGTACTCTTTATAGACATCAAATCCTGTCATTTTACATGTCGCATATAGTTCTGTTCTTCTACCCATCTGATTAAGCGGACTTCAACTTCAACAATGCCACAGCCACCATTGTTTGCTAAACACTCTTTTCCTGCAAAAAGAGCTTCTTCATTGGGGAACAGTTTTGTTCCACTGGGATCATTTGCAAGGTGATGCTCCCAATCAATGCCATCCATAAGGCATATGACTTTCTTTTGTTCTTTTCTTTTCATAGTACATAAGCACCAGTCGTCTCAACGATTGCAAGTATATATTTTTTTAATTCTTTAATGTCGCTTCTTAAAGAAGCGATTTCTTCCTGTAAAGCAGCAATGTCAAGTTCGGTAGCAGGTTTGTTAGTTGGCAGTGGTTGTGGAATTGTCATCTGGTGAACCTCTTATCAAGATGATCTTTAAATATTTCATGCAGTTTATTAAATGCTTCTGCACCACGCGCTTTAGGTTCTTCTAAATCATAAAAAATATCTGCTAGTCGGTCTATTAAATCGTTGTATTTTTCTTCATAACCTTCTGAATAATCATCTTCATCATCTTCAAACATGTCCATTCTCCATTTTGGAGCGGCGACCGGGTACTGCCCCCGGTCGTAGCCTGTGTTACAGTCCCTAGTCACCGATACACCGCCGTTGCCATCTGGGCACCGCCTATTAAGATACAGGAAGCCTTGAATTTTTTTTCTTCATAAAATTAAGCGTTTCCGCTTCAATTTGAACTTTACTTTTTAGATTCTTATTCTTACGAATAAGAGATGCAGCATACTCTAATTCAAGATCATGCGTTTCGCACCAAAGTGAAATTGCTTCAATATATGAAATTCGCTTGTCATTAATTAAGTTTTCAATGTCTTTAGCAAATTTTACCGCGGTGTCTAAAGTATCAAGTGTTATAGCCATCGTTATCCTTATGAATAATAATATCCGTTTTTAAGCGTTGGAATACGCTTACGTTTAAAATTTTTAGTAAGAAGAACA